GTAGAAGTGGAGGCCAATTGCGTTAGAGCTGGGAACAACTGCACCAGAGATGATGTTGTTACCGTACATGAGAGATCCAGCAACTGGTTCGCGGATGCCGTCGATGTCCACAGGAGGAGCAGCAACGAATGCGGTAATGAAGCAAATTGTAGCGGCAAGAAGGGTTGGGATCATAAGAACACCAAACCAGCCGACATAAAGGCGATTATTGGTCGAAGTGACCCATTCGCAGAAATTTTCCCAAGTGCTTTGGGATTGTTGACGTGAGAGAGTTGAAGCAGACATTAAATTCAAGAAAGTAGAATCATCAGGGAAATGACGGTTTTACTATTCCTAAGCCACCCTCAGGCTTAGGTATTAAAGACGTAATTTATACACCCTAGAGGTCTTGGTTTACGGGGTGTCCAGAACATTTTGATAGTCGCTCTTGGCTCGACTAGATCATTATAGACCACATGGTCACATTTGTAAACCAATGTAACGAGTCTTTAAACAAGGTTACAGCACTATAGCGTCAAAAGCCCTAGCCTGTCTAGCATTTTAGGTATAAGTACCCATGAAGAGTAATACGTGTTAATGATAGAAAACGACTCTTGGCGATATTGCATATAGCGCCCATTCCAGATCTCATCTAGCTTTTCTACAAAGTTTGAGGCATTAAGCACATTTGGTCCGCCTTGTTTGAGGTGATTATTGTCGTCGTCAATGGAAATAAACGCTTCTATAGTAGAAAGAGGGACATCAGTATCAGGAAGGGTAACAGTTTCCAGAAAATGACGATGGAAAATAGGAACAGAGAGAAGAGCAGCTTCAAGACCTTGATACTCATGATTATTACCGTAATCAAGTCCATTGTGCTCAAAAGATCTAGGGTGAGTGGCAAATGCGCTTTGAGATATACGACGTAATCCGCGTTTGTGGTCATAGGAGCCAAACACATACATCTTGCTTGGGTCTTGCCCCTCGTCATCTACAAAGTCGAAAAACCTTTCATTAACTTGAGCATTAGAAAAAGCAGATGGCGCCTTAACAGGTTTGTCAAATTCATCTGTAATGTACCAATCCAATTTGCCTTCGTAGTTTTTGAGTTGTGAGTAGCCGGCAATTGATCTCTCAAAGCCAATCATCTCTGTAATAAAGTTTTTCTTTGCTAACTCTTTTTGCAAATTAAGGACTAACGACGAACGTTTCCATGCAACTGCTCTCGATGCATTGATCAATCTTTTCAGTCGGTTAGTTTTGTCAAAGGTAACAAAGTCACTAACTAACGGAATATGGAAAAAAGTTTCCAATTTTTCTACGCGGGTCTCTATACCCCTCTTTTTCATCCATCTTATAAATCCACATTTAGTCTCAACAAGAGAATGGCAAAGAACACCGTCGCATGCCTTAATTGCATTCTCGAAATCGGCGTTTCTTCCGATAGATAAATAATGGTGATCATGATTAATCAACCACTTAGGAGATTTTATTTTTTCTAGAATACGTTCTACATAGTTATTTACAATTTCTTCTTTGGCA